TGCAAGGGCGCCGAATCTCACAAAGACAGTGACATAAACCAACTTTAAGTAGGGGTATTTCCCGTCACAGGAGGTCTGGGTTGGTTGCCTCTACCCAGGTGGACTTCAATGGATAACTAGACCCTTAGTTGGCTAGCCGTTGAGCCTAAATAGCTTCACAATAAAACTAGCATCGTCCCGATAATCTTATAACAGGTTGTCTTTTGAGGTTTTTTGTTTATAACAATGTCCCTTGTGTCCTTTGTACCAACGTACGCTTCCTTCTCGAAGAAGTCCTGGTTTGTAAAAACCGGTGACCCCTTCGTTAAGCGCGTGGTGTTGAGTGCACCCCATAGTGTTTACACTACTTTCGGTGGAGATGCAGTAACTGGTAAAGCAGACATTGAGTACGTGCTTGATGTCAGCTTGAAAAAGCCAGATTCTCCTCTACCTTTTTTGACTATAGATAAGTCAGCTGCTCCGATTGGCTACCAAAGCTCTGAGGAATTGCGTAGCTTGATCGAGTCTTTGAAAATCCGTCAGTCTTTTGCTGTGGCTTCTGTCGGAGATAGCTCCTTCGACCTCCGGTCGTTGGCATATGTCTGCGGGGCGGCCGTAGCTTCTACTAGCTGTTTCGAAGACTTTTACTATGGTCCACCCGTTGTCTCTGTCAGCACCATTTCGCCTACGTGGAAAGTGCCGACAGTTACTAACCTAACTATTGCTGCTGGTTTGGCAAACACTTCTGGTGAGTTTGCCACTCTAGCTCGCTTTGCTGCTTTGGCAGGATGTAAGTCTGTTACTCTCATGAGTGATATTATCCCGCCTCGCAGCCATACAGCTCTACAAGGGCCTGACCTCGGAGTTTTTGCTTTGAAAGTGTTTGCTAACATTATCAACGCAGCTCAGTCCTGCTCTTGTGCGGGTGCTCATACGGAAGCTTTCTTTAGCGGTATGACCAGCATCATAACATTGAATTCCCACACGGACGAGGGGGGGTTCTTGCGTGAAGCTGTTCGAGAGTGTGAGTACCCTAGGGCCGTTGGCGTTCTCCCTGTTGGCGTCGCGTCCTACTTTGGTCTCTCTCCGATCTTGGATCTTGGATCTAGTTACCTACCTCAGGTAGGCATCGGTTTATTTCTCGAGTTTGTTGGTACCTTGGTGACAAGCGACCCTGGAGGTAAGGAGACTACGTTGTTAGTCCGCGATACTACCGGCTCTAAGCCTTCTTGTTTTCCTGGACTGCGTCCTGCCTTCTACTCATTGATGGCTAAGTTTCGCTCTCAGGTATGTGAGGACTACAACTTGCATCCCTCGGTTGTAGGAGATGATTCTTCTCATAACCCGTTTTTTACGGCTGACCTTGAGAACCGTCACCTAGATTATCCCGTGATTCAACCGTTTTACTGGGTGGAACCGGGGCCACTCACTGTAAAAGAGAGGAACTACCAGAACGTTTGCATCCAGGGCGCCCGCGTCGACCTGCCACTCTTCTCTGGTAGTGTAGTCCAGGAATCTGCTGGATATGTCGAAGTTCACGGTCGTGTCCCGGTCGGCAACGCGATGTACCTCAAAACAGACGAGGCTAGGCCCCGTAGCGAAGGATTCCAGTACATGTTGTCTCAGCGTTACCGTGACGAAAACGGTCTTAGTTTGATGGAGGTTATCGCGGATAATCGCTTGGGTACTACCACTACCCAGGCTGTGTTTGTCGAGCCAAACATTACTAATGTTGCTCAGCGTAGGTGGATCACGCCTCACAACCCGGTGGCTTCACCGGCTGAGGGCATCACTTCGTACCCTCAGTCTATGGTTTTTTATTACAGGGGTACCTACGCTGAGCCTACACTGCAAGATTGGAAGACGGGCAAGGTTAGCAGCTTTACCGGCCCTATTCAGGTGAAGAGCCGCCAGACTGGCGACACTGAACATCGAAGCTGCAGACATATCTCTGAGTCTAACTTGCGTTGGCTCTCAAACCGGGGAAAGTACGCTCCAAAACATGTACTTGACCTTTCCGCTCTACCTTCTGGTTTTTCA